GTTCAAATGCTCCATCAGCAGGTTCTTTCCAGTTCTTTGTAGTATATGCCCCAATGGGTGCTACTAAAGCTGCTGCGGAAGTAGACCGTGATACGCTTGCGTAACTAAACTATTGGGTGGGCTGCTTAGTGTGGCCCACCTATACTTGTATTTAAAAGGGACCGATCATGGCTATTACAACTGCAATGTGCACAAGTTTTAAATCAGAACTACTTGGTGGTATTCATGATTTGGACACTAACACATTAAAACTTGCACTTATTAAAGCTTCACCATCAGGTACATATGGTGCTGCTACTACAAATTATTCAGATGTTACAGGTAACTCTGACGAAGCTACGGGTACAAACTATTCAGCAGGTGGTCAGAACTTAGATGGCGCAGCTATTGCTACATCAGGTACTACTGCCTTTTTAGATTTCACTGATGAAGTTTTTGCAAATGTAACAACGTCTTGCGATGGTTGTATTATTTATAACTCTTCTCAAAGTAATAAAGCAATCTGTGTGATTGACTTTGGTGGCACAGTTTCTGCTACTGCAGGTGACTTAACAATTGAATTTCCAACGGCTGACGCATCTAACGCAATTATTCGTATTGCATAGTAGGTAAGTCATGGCCTTTATTACTACATCTGCTAATTACGGCATAGGTAGATACGGTTCAGCTAGATATGGCTTAGTAAACGTATCACATGTTCCAGCGAGTGTAGTAGCTACAAGTAGTATAGGGGTTGTATCTCCTAACGTAAAAGAAGAGTTTGTCTCTGGTGTAGAAGCAACACTTACAGTAAACACAGTCCAAGTAAACCTAAAGGCAGAGCTTACAGGAATACAAGCAACCTTTACTGTTAATGCTGCAGGGCTAAACATCAGATCTGTTAATAGGGTTCCTATTAGTGGTGTAAGTGGTACAGGGGCAATTGAAGCACCAAGTGCTGGTGGCTTTGAGATAGATGTTACTGAACGTGTTACTGCAAGCCTAGTTGGTACAACTGCTATAAGCACGGTACAGGTTAATTTAGCAAAAGTACCTACATCAGTTGTTGCTACAGGTGCAATAAATGACAGCCTTGAGTTTAGTAATACTCACAACATATCTAGTGTAAGTTCTTTACTAACTGTAGGTATTGTTTCACCTAATATAAAAGAGCCAGTACCTACTGCAGGTTTTTTTACAGGCTCTGTTGGATCTCTTACACTACACACCACAGCAGGTGTTACAGGGGTATCTGCTACTAATAGTAACAACAACGTAACAACAACTGCAGTAGTATTTAACTTTGAGGTAGTAAAGAACTTGTACAGTAAAAGACGTACTGTTATTATACCAAGGGCGGCATAATGAGTACTTCAGCAGAAAGAACAGCAAGAGTACCGCAAGAAAACAGAATAGTGTTTGTTTATAGATCATCTACTTCTTCTGATAGAATTGCTAGAGTACCAGAACAAAATAGAACAGTTTTTGTAGAAAGACGCCCAACTACTGCAGAAAGAACTGTATATGCAACTGAGGATTAAACATGAGCTTTCGTTGGCCTAATAAAGACCCTGATGAACAACTAGACTACAGCATTGACTGGTCTAGGTTTTTAGGTGATAGCATTACCATTACAGGTGTTCTATGGTCTGTAGATGCTGCTGATGGCACAAAGACAACTATTGCAGGTGGAGCTACAGTAAACGGTATACAAAACGTATCACAAAGTCACACTAATACAGTAGCTACAATTAATATTGGATCTGGAACTAATAACGTAGAGTATAAATTCTACTGTAGAATTACAGACAGTTCAGGTAGTCAAGCAGAACGTGTAGTTAAACTACGAGTAAAGGAACGCTAGATGGCATATGATTATTTAGGTTTAGTAAATGATGTCAACAGACGTTTAAACGAAGTGGAGCTTACTGCAGATAACTTTGCATCTGCTATTGGTTTTTATTCTGCCACTAAAGAAAGTGTAAACTCTTCAATTCGTTTTATCAATCAAGAACAGTTTGAGTGGCCCTACAATCATGTAGAGCAAGAAGATACTCTTACTCCTGGTGAAGTACGTTATGCTTATCCTGCAGATGCTAAGACAATTGACTTTGATAGTTTCCGTATAAAAAGAAATGCTACTTTTAATAATACTACCCAAAGATTAACTACCCTTTCCTATGAAGAGTACCTTGACAAGTTTATTGACCTTGAATATAATTCCGACGAAACCGTTAGAACTTTACCTAACCGTATTTTTAGAACTCCAAGTCAGGAATATGGTGTAGTACCTTCTCCCGATAAAGCTTATGAGTTAGTGTATGAGTATTATAGATTACCTGTAGATTTAATTAGTGCAACAGATGTACCTACAGTACCTGAACAGTTTAGGCATGTAATTGTAGATGGTGCTATGTACTATGCCTACTTGTTTAGGGGTAATTCTCAAGATGCTACTATAGTTTACCAAAAGTATATTGAGGGTATAAAGAACATGAAAACTCTTTACATCAATAGGTATGATTACTTAAGGAGCACTGTTATAACTTCAAATAGTAAATTAGTGAGAGCTTTATAATATGCCCACTGCTTGGCAGACATTTCCAGTAGAATTTCGTGGGGGTCTGATTACTAATGTCAGTCCACTGCAGCAGGGTATTAATGCTGTAGGATCTGCGAGAGAGCTACGTAACTTTGAGCCATCTATTGAAGGTGGCTACAGACGTATACAAGGTTACACAAAGTATAACTCTACTGCTGTACCCTCCTATGGTGCAACTAAAGTACAAGGTGGTAGTCAGTCTGGTACTACCCTAAACATGGCTAGTATCTTTGTTACTGCTGCAGTAGGTGATAAGTTTACTATAGCAGGAGATGCTACAGAGTATACTATATCTAATATTGCAGTTGGATCATCTGGCTATAACGACACGAATAAAACACTTACTGCTACGATTACACCTGCCCTTGCAGCTACACCAGCAGATCAAGCAGCTATTACCTTTGTAAATAATACTAATTTAATTCAAGGTGTAGGATATTTTAACTCAGAAGTCTTTGCTTATCGTGACGGTGCTATTTGGAGTAATGACACAGCAGGTGCATGGTCACAAATTAATGTACCTAACTACGGAACTGTTTTAGTAAACGGTGGAAGTCAGACAGGTGGTACAGTTGCTATAGATGGTTTAACGGGTGTACCGTATATTGGAGACACCTTTACTATTGCTGGCATTGCTAAAGTATATACAGTTACAGCAGAGCCTACAGTTACTAGCGGTGGAGCTACAGTAAGCATTGCACCTGATTTAGCAAGTAGCCCTGCAGATGATGCAGCTATTACTTTTCTGGCTACAGATAGAGGTAGTAACAATAAGCTACGGTATAGCCGTTATAATATTACTGGTACACCTACTATCATGTTTGTAGATGGTGCTAACTACCCAGCTAAATATGATGGTACAACTTTTACTACACTTAATGAAGCGCCTACAGATTTAATTGCGGCACAGTTTGTAGTAAATTTTAAGAATCAACTATTTTTTGCTAAAGATAATTTAATAGTATTTAGTGCGCCTTATACAGATACTGACTTTACTGCTGCTGCAGGTGCAGGAACGATTAATGTTGGAGAAGATTTAACTGGACTTATTGTTTATCGTGATCAGCTTATTATCTTTACTCGCCGTAGAATATTTAGATTAACTGGTGACACTATTGCAAACTTTGTGCTTGCGCCTATTACACTAGACATTGGTTGTGTTAGTGAAGACACTATTCAGGAAATAGGTGGTGACGTAATGTTTATGGCACCTGATGGCCTTAGACTACTAAGTGCTACAGATCGTATTGGTGACTTTGGATTGTCTACTGCATCTAAGCCAATTCAAGATGTAATGACTAGCTTTACTTCTGGAAATACAAGTTTTGCTTCTTGTGTTATTCGTGGCAAAAGTCAGTATAGAGTTTTTGGGTATGCAGCTAGTGTTTCTAAAACATCTGCTAGTGGCATCTTAGGAACACAGTTTGCTGATCAGACTGCTCAAGGAATGGCATGGGCACGACTACGTGGAATTAAAGCTTATGTAGTTGATAGCTACTATGATGATAATATTGAAGAGCTTGTATCTTTTGCATTTAATGATGGCATAGTATATCAAATGGAACAAGGTAGTTCTTTTGATGGTGCTAATATTAGAGCTACTTTTAGTACTCCACACTTTGTAATTAATGATCCAAGAATACGTAAGACATTGTATAAGTTGACTACTTACGTAGATCCACGAGGGTCAGTAACAGGTCAAGCAGCATTGAAGTTAGACTTTGACCAACCTAATTCAATTGAACCAACA